ATACAGACACTGCAAAACTGATTGTAGATGCGGCGAACCTAGAAGACCTTACAGGCGATATACAAAAAACAGCATTCAACACTCTGACAGAGGATTTAGATGGCCTGGGCGATATAGCAGTGAGGTTAGCTGATGCGTTTAGTGACATTTTAAAGGAAGCAGGTGTTGATGTAACGGAAATGAATCTCAAAGCGGAGACCGGCCAAGAGTTCGAAAAAAGTAAACGTTACGTACTCAAAGACGGTAAAGGAGGATTCGAGGACATATACATAGGTGAAACAGATGGCAAAACATATGACTCTAAAGGCCGAGAGATAGATGCAAAGAACAATTTTCTTGGTGGCAGCATCAGCAGTGGCATGCTGAGCATGGTGGGAGAAGCAGGGCCAGAACTGATGAGGTTTGGCAGAGGCGGAGAAATAATCAACAATGCCACCACCAACGACATCATGTCAGCAGCCAGTGGTATTGTGCAAGCCATGCAGGAAGTAAAATCTTATAGTGCACCAGAACCAATGGAAACAGCAGTACAAGCATTCAACAAAGCCAACAATCCGCGAGCCACAGCAGAGGGCATCACTCTTGAAGATATAAACAACACTTTGCGTACCATTGCGGCAATTGATCAACAAACACTTAGACAAATTCAGAGGCAGACCAAGTTTGAGTATTAAATACTTGCAAAATACAGTAAAGCACCATATAATATAAGTCATGAGTTGGAAAAAATATTTTAATTTGGTTACACCGGACGGTTCAATGAGTCCAGTGTCAGGAACCAACAGTGCAAATCCCATGTCAGCAGTGGGACGCAGAAACTACACATCATATCTTCCGGAAGTTTACACAGGTCATCCCAACAGGATGGAAAGATACTTTCAATATGATCAAATGGATCAAGATTCGGAAGTCAATGCGGCACTAGACATCATTGCAGAATTTTGCACACAGCCTAACAAGGTCACAGAAACTCCATTTGATATTCACTACAAAGACAAACCCACAGAATCAGAAGCATTGATTCTTAGAGACGCATTGAAACAGTTTAACACCATTAATGATTGGTCAAGACGAGCATTCAGAATGTTCAGAAACACTTTGAAGTATGGAGATTCATTTTTTATCAGAGACCCAGAAACACAAGAGTTGATTCATGTGGCTGCATCCAAGTGTGACAAAGTTATTGTGAATGAGTCGCAAGGCAAAAAACCTGAGCAGTATGTGTTTAGAGATTTGAATTTGAATTTAGAATCTCTGTCAGCATCACAGGTTTCGGCTAATGTGACATACTCATCACCAGGATCGTCTGCCATTGCAGATTCACAGTATGGTGGTGGTCGCGGAGGTGCAGGTGGTGGAGCAGGATTTGCTGGCACATATGGTCAACAGGGCGGAAGATTCGAAACCACAATCAACCAATATGCTATTGATGCAAATCATGTGGCACATGTGTCACTGTCAGAAGGTTTAGATTCTAACTTTCCTTTTGGCACATCCATATTAGAAACTGTATTCAAAACATTCAAACAAAAAGAACTGCTTGAAGACGCAATCATAATTTACAGAGTACACAGAGCACCAGAAAGACGTGTGTTCTACATTGATGTGGGCAACATGCCAACACACATGGCCATGGGTTTTGTAGAACGTGTGAAAAACGAAATACATCAAAGACGAATTCCTTCTATATCAGGTGGCAGTAACCAAATTGATGCCACATACAATCCTTTGTCCATTAATGAGGATTATTTCTTTCCGCAGACTGCAGAAGGCAGAGGTTCAAAAGTTGAAACATTGCCAGGTGGTACAAATCTTGGAGAAATAGATGATCTAAGATATTTCACTAACAAATTATATCGTGCATTGAGAATTCCTTCATCATATTTGCCAACTGGACCAGATGATGGTGCAAATCCACAGTATTCAGATGGCAGAGTAGGCACTGCGTACATTCAAGAATTAAGATTTAACAAATATTGTGAAAGATTACAAGAAATTGTTATACCGCCTCTGAATGAAGAGTTCAAACTGTTCCTAAAAAACAGAGGCATCAACATAGACACATCTTTATTTGATTTAAAATTCTCATCACCACAGAATTTTGCCGCATACAGACAGATAGAATTAGACAATCAACGTGTACAAGCATTTACACAGATAGAACAAACACCATATTTGAGCAAAAGATTTGCTCTCAAGCGTTTCTTAGGACTATCAGAAGAAGAAATTGCAGCCAACCAGAAAATGTGGGCAGAAGAAAAAGGCGAATCCAAGGAAGATGCAGTACAAGGCGCTGATTTACGTAACGTAGGTGTTACTGGAGGCGGTCTGGCATCAGATATTGCAGGACAAACTGAAGAAGCACCAGATGCTCCAATTGAAGATGAAGAAGCAGGTGAGTTGGATGCTGACGATGAAGAGGACGTAACGGTTTAAATACAACATGCAATTATTTGAATTCTTTGATTCTTTGGATAGTGGTGTTAGACACCTAACTGATCAAGACGCTACTGCATATGATCTCAACAACGACACAAGAAAATCAAGACTCACTCTTGAAATGATCAATCAACTCAGACAGTCCATACAGCAGAGACGCAAAGAACAACGTGAAGACAGAGAACTGTATCAAAAAATGTATGGTGGATCAGTTGCTGACTCGGCCGAACCCACTCTATAATAATTAATTTCGTACATGGCAGGAAGAGGACGACAATGGAGAAAAGCGGCTCTTGAAGCAGTGCTTCGTGGCGAAGACACTGTAAAATGTTTCAACAAGATCGGCAAAGTATCGGGATGGCTTACTGCAGAACAGATTGCCAATGCATCAGAAGAAATAAAAAAGTACTCTGAAGTAAAAATCAATGTACGCACTCCTGCTCCACCCAAACCCAAACTACCCACCGAGCCTCAACCTCCTATACCTGCAAAAGACACTGATTACAAACCTGCAGATGACATATGCTTTATTATTGCCAACGGTGAATCAAGAGCAAAATTTGATCTCAACAAATTAAAAGGCAAAGGCTACATCATTGGCATGAATGTGTTGCCTATTGCACAGGATTTTTGGCCAGATGCACTCATAGCAGTGGATATTCCCACTGTGAAGTACATTTGCGACCATGAAAAACAAGTGCCAGACAAGTTAGAGATGTGGTCCTACCCACGTGGAGCAATTAAAGACCCTAGAGTCAAACGTTTGAGCAGAGATTGGGGTTGGTCTTCTGGCCCAACATCCACAAGAATAGCACTTGAGTACAAAAAGTACAAAACACTCTACATTTTAGGCATGGACTTCTTTGGCAAAACTGCTGACGGAGAGATCAACGAAAAGAATGGCAGGAAATTAAACAATATGTTCAAAGGCCATGCTCGTTATCGCAAAGCAGGCAGTGATCGCACGTATTTTGGCAATTGGCTGAATCAGATGGTCACCAATTGTACGACCCATCCTAATGCAAAATTCTTTCATGTGGTAACAGATAATCAAAAATCACCTAATAAACTAGCACAAAAAACAAATTGGATAGACATTAACTACAGTAAGTTCGAAGAACATCTTCAAAAAATGCCTAAAAAGAGTCCTTAAAAGGGCCATCTCAGTAACAATATCTTAAATATCAGCACTAAAAGGAGGCAATTATCATGTCTAAATTTGAAAAACTCCTTGACTTGCTAGTAAATGAGCAAAAGGATGAAGCTGAAAAGCTATTCCACGAGATTGTTGTTGAGAAATCAAGATCAATCTACGAAGGCATTCTAGCAGACGAGGAAGCAGAAGCAACTGATGAATCAGCAGACAAAGATGACGCTGATGAAGTTGACGAAGCAATGCACAAGTCCAAGAAGAAAATGGACAAAAAAGATGACAAAGAAGAAATGAAGGAAGATGAAGCAGACGAAGAAGAAGAGCCTGCAGAATCAACTGACGAAACTATCGAAGAAATCGGCGGAGACGCAACTGATGACCTTATCTCTGATATCGAAGCAGAGGCAGAAGGCATGGACATGGACGACGAAGACGGCATGGATCATGATGGTGATTTCGACGATGATGGCGATCAAGATGGCGAAACAGAAAATATGTTTGAACCATTAGAAAAAGAGTTAGATGCTCTTAAGTCAGAGTTTGCTAAAATGATGGACGCAGACGATGACAAGCCAGAAGAATCAGTCGACGATGCATTTGCAGAGTCAAAAGATCCTGATACTATTGTTAAAGAGTATGCAGAAATGGTAAAAGACGGCCATGGTGCAGAAAAAATGGGCAAAGAATCAGGTGCTGACAGCAAAAAAGGCCCTGTTGCTTCACAAAAGAAAGCATTCACATCCGCTGGTGCTGTTAAGTTTATGTCAGGCGCAGAAGAAAAAGGCGGTGTTGGCAAAGCACTTGCCGGTGATACAGCAAAAGAAATGAGCATATCACCTAAGAATGCAGCCGGTCAGAAATCAGCATCAATGGAAACTGCTCCAAAGGCAATGGAAAAAGAAGCATCAATTGATAACGCAAAATCACCTGTTGCATCTAAGTAAGGAAACATAGGATATGCAAGTACTAAGTGAACATCTTACATTTGATCAAGCACAAGTAGTGGTTGAATCAAACCATGAAGGTAAGGAGTTATACATGAAAGGTATTTGTATTCAAGGCAATGTCAAGAATGCAAACCAAAGAGTGTATCCTACTTTCGAGATCGCCAAAGCAGTATCAAAAATATCCGATCAAATCGCCGGGGGCAGTTCCGTTCTCGGCGAAGTTGACCATCCTGAAGATTTAAAGATCAATCTTGATCGAGTGTCTCACATGCTAACAAGCATGTACATGGATGGCGCTAACGGATATGGCAAATTAAAAATATTACCTACACCAATGGGTAAGCTTGTAGAAACAATGCTACAATCAGGCGTAAAACTAGGCGTATCAAGTAGAGGCTCAGGCAACGTAGACGAAGGCTCAGGCAATGTATCAGACTTTGATATCATTACCGTAGATGTGGTGGCACAACCATCAGCACCTAATGCCTATCCGACTCCAATATATGAAGGACTCCTCAATATGAGAGGTGGTCAACAGTTGTTGGGTGTTGCAAAGGCAGTAAGGCACGATAAAAAGGCACAACGACACTTAAAAGAAGGAGTGATCCAGTTAATTCAGGATCTCAAAATAAAATAAGGAGACCAACATGCTAGACGTAATCAAACAACTCCTTGACAAAGACCTGGTAACAGAAGACAACCGCATCGCTATTGAAGAGGCGTGGGAATCTAAGTTATCAGAAGTCAAAGAATCAGCAAAAACTGAGGTCAGAGAAGAGTTTGCAAAACGATACGAACATGATAAGTCTGTTATGGTAGAAGCAATGGACCGCATGATGAACGAAGCACTTTCGAAAGAGATTGCTGAATTCGTAGAAGATAGAAAACAACTTGCGGCTCAAAGAGTAATGTACAAAAAAGGTGTTAGACCACACATGGAAACACTTCAAAAGTTCATTACAAAAACACTTGCCAACGAAATGGCAGAGTTACACAAAGATAGAACTACAGCGGCCGGACAAGTTAAGACACTTGAAGCATTTGTTACATCAACACTTGCAAAAGAACTTAACGAATTCGAAAGCGATAAGAAATCAGTTGTGGAAACTCGTGTAAAACTGGTCAAAGAAGCAAAAACAAAGTTTGCAGAAATTAGATCAGCATTCATTAAGAAGGCAAGCAAAATTGTTGAAAACGTAGTAAGTGATAATATCACTAAAGAGATGACTCAATTCAAAGAGGACATCAAGACTGCGAGAGAAAACAACTTTGGTAGAAAGATCTTTGAAGCATACTCAGCAGAGTATCTAACTTCATACCTTAACGAGACTTCTGAAGTACGTAAATTGCAAAAGAAACTCGACGAAGCTAACAACACAGTAAGTGAGAAAACAAAACTTTATGAGTCAGAAAAAATTCAAAAGTCAAAAATTGAATCAAGACACAGAAGAGATAAGATTCTCAACGAAATGCTACAGCCGCTGTCAGGCGACAAAAAAGAAGTCATGTCAAATCTGTTAGAAACAGTACAGACTGATAACTTAAAAACTGCTTTTAACAAATATCTTCCACACGTGATGAAAGATGTTAAGAAAGCTTCAATTATATCAGAATCAAAAACACAACACACAGGGAACAAACCACAGGCAACATCACAGGCAGTAAAACAAGATGCGGACGTATTAAACATCCGTAAATTAGCAGGTATAAAATAAGGAGAATATGGAAATGACATCCCAATTGCTAGAACACAAATGGCAGGAAACAAAATCAGCACTGATGGAAGGTGTTGAGGGCAACAAAGCTAAAAACTTGGATGTGGTCCTTGAAAACACACGCAGATACTTGTCAGAACAAGCTACTGCTGGCGCAACTAGTGCCGGTAACGTTGCTACTCTGAACAGAGTTATTTTGCCTGTGATCAGAAGGGTCATGCCTACAGTGATCGCTAACGAACTAGTCGGCGTACAGCCAATGACTGGTCCAGTTGGACAGATTCACACACTAAGAGTAAGATATGCTGACGCAACAACAGGCGGTGCAACAAACATCGCAACTGGTGACGAAGCATTATCACCTTTCAAGATCGCCGCTTCATACTCAGGTAATGACGCAGATCCTGCAAAAGGTTCTGCAACAGCAACACTAGAAGGTACGCCCGGTAATAAGTTAAACGTGCAAATCTTAAAGCAAGTTGTTGAAGCAAAGTCAAGAAAGCTATCAGCAAGATGGACTTTCGAGGCAGCACAAGACGCTCAAGCACAACAAGGCATCGACATCGAAGCAGAAATTATGGCCGCTTTGGCTCAAGAGATTACTGCTGAGATCGATCAAGAGATTTTAACATCTCTAAGAACATTGGCTGGTACAGCCTCTGGTGCATTTGATCAGTCTGCTGTTTCAGGTACAGCAACATTCGTAGGTGACGAGCATGCCGCATTGGCAGTTCTTATCAACGAACAAGCAAACTTAATCGCACAAAGAACAAGACGTGGTGCGGGTAACTATGCAGTTGTTTCATCAGAAGCATTAACAATACTACAATCAGCAACAACATCAGCATTTGCACGTTCAACTGAGGGCGTATTTGAAGCACCAACAAACACAAAGTTTGTGGGTACTTTAAACAACTCAATGAGAGTGTATGTTGACGGTTATGCCGCAAGTGGTACAGATGTATTAGTAGGATACAAAGGTTCATCAGAAGCAGATGCTCCAGCATTTTACTGTCCTTACATACCGTTAATGTCATCAGGTGTGGTACTTGATCCGGCTACATTCGAGCCAGTAGTAAGCTTCTTAACAAGATATGGTTATGTTGAGTTATCAAACACAGCATCATCTCTTGGTAATGCGGCAGACTATCTTGCAAGAATTAGTGTTTCTAACATATCATTCAAGTAAGACTAAACAAATTAAAAGGGGGGATTTATTCCCCCTTTTTTTATGACTTCATAAATAGTACGCAATGGCAAAAGTATTAAGAGATTCAGAAAGCGTAGAAGTACAATCAAAATTTGGTGCTAACACAGCCGGAACATTTGGTACATTTGCCGCTACAGACACAACACCTAGTGTCGCTACAGGCAATCTTTGGAAGAGTCACGCTTCTACACAAACATTGACCACATTCGATGATGGCACACCAGGACAGATTATAACAGTGATTTCCACTGCCGCAGTGACATATGATGTTACCAGTACCACACTTAAAGGCGGTTCAACTGACATTGTGACTGCATCAGGTGATGTAACCAATTGGGTGTATGATGGAACCAATTGGTATCTAATATCATTCATGGATGTGTCAGCAGACTTATCCGGCGGACAGTAAAGTACAATAAATACTTTTGCAGTGAAATTTCGAGACTTTAAAATAATAATTGATGGCACTTTAGACAATGACGATGATGCAGAATCAATCAAAGCCATGTTTGGTGGCCAGGTAAAAGTTCAAGAGCCAGACAAAGAAGAAACCACAGATGACAATGGATTCGATAGCGAAGATCCAGTTAAAAAAAATGTTGCTTTTCCTTTACAACAAGAAATAGAATTAGCCAAAGCAGAGCAAGGCAAACAATCAGATACCATTGATGATATCACCGATGAAGAAGACATCGAAGCAGAACAGGACAGTATTCCTTTGCCGACACTGCTAGGCGGAACACCTGTAGATGACAAAGGCCAATTCAAAGACAAAGACGAAGAAGACGAAGAAGACGAAGAAGAAGACGAAGAAGACGAAAAATCTAAAAAGGAGTAACACATGGCTTTTAGAAAAATAAAAGGCTCCTTCAAAAACAAAGACATATCCACACACGTTATCGAAGATACCTATCTTGCACACGACACTGTTACAGGTCAATTAAGAATTGGTGACGGAGTTACTCCAGGCGGTACACTAGTCACTACTAGTGGCGGAGGTGGAGGTAGCAGTACTACTCTGTTTGTGGCGGACGATTCGGCCACTGTGGAAATTGCAAGTGGAGGATCCTTGTACATCCAAGGCGGCGATGGTATACAAACATCTGCCAATTCAGATGGCAGTATCACAGTGAGTTCAACAGGTACTTCAGCACAAGGCATTACATTTGTAGGCGATGATTCAGCCGGATTAGCAATTCAAGATGGCGGTTCTCTATACATCAGAGGCGGATCAGGCATTGAAACAACAACCAATTCAGATGGCACCATCACAGTATCTTCAACAGCAAGTGCTGGCGCTGACCTTGGCGACTTACAAATTGTTGGGTCAAAACTATCTGTACAAGACAGTAGCAGTATTGGTATTGGTATAGAAAATGTTAGAATTGTAGGTAGCAGTTTTAGTGTAGATGATTCTACAGACACAGGTTTTGAATTTGATGGACATCTAGTACCAGCACAAGATGGTGTGTATGATTTAGGAAAAGAGGGAAGACGATGGAAGACTGCGTATTTGTCTGCAGAAACAATTGATCTAGGAGGTGCTACCATTTCATCAGACGGAAGTGGCGCTATATCAATTGCATCCACAGGAGTTATTTTGCCAGCAGAATCCAAAGTTGGTACCAACTCTATTGCACTGAATGGTACTACAGATAAAACTTCGACTAGACCAGTGCAACTTGTAAAACTTTTCACCTCAGACGGCAGTACATCACTAACAGATACACAACTTTTACTCAGTACTCCTGCGGTTACTTTAGAGTTCAATGCCACCATTGAAACTGCCGCAGTGTATACCGAAGCAGGGCAAACATTTCAATTGGCTAACGGTGCAACACTGACTACTCAAGATGCAGTCACACTGTTTCAATTTTAGTTCTATAAATATTATTCATGGCAGATAAAACCCCAATCAGAGTTGTATTCGACGCAGACAACGTTGCCACTGGTTTAGGAGAATTTCAATCTGGTGAGACAATTCCTTTATCAAATGGTGGCACTGGTTCAGCACTCACAATCGGCGGTGTTGGCCAAGTATTACGTGTAAACTCTGCAGGTAATGGGTTAGAATTTGCTGATCAAGGTGACATAGATGTAATTGCATCTACAGATTCAACTGGTGTTCAAGTACAAGATGATTTGAATATATCAGGTGTGTTAAGCGCCAATCAAATAGACACAAACATTATTACATCTCAAGATTCCGCAGGCATTTTAATTAACGATGCTTTGATAATAGCAGGGCCGCTTAAAGCAGACGGATCAACTGCTATTCAAATCGAAGACAGTGTAAATGTTACAGGCTTAATCACTTCCAGCGGTAATATTATTACTGATGACGGCATCACTGCCGCAGGCACTATCACATCAGCCGCTACTGTGGCCACAGGTAGTATCACAGCAGGTACATCTTTCATCATAGGCAACGCAGATATAAATGAAACTGATTTAGAAAAACTTGATAGCATCACAAATGGCACAGCTGCCGCGAACAAAGCAGTGGTTGCTGACGGCAACATCGATGTTACAAGTTTAAGAAATGTTACTGCTTCTGGCATACTGACTTCATCCAGTTTGGTTACAGAAACCATTTCATCTGCTGATTCAACCAGTGTGCTGTTTAACGATGGCATCACAGTTGGTGGCCCTATCAGAGCAGATGCATCCACAGGCATACAGGTAGAAGATTCTATTAATGTGTTAGGAAAAATCACACAAAGTGAAACTCCTGTCACTGGAGATGATGTAACTACTGTGTCTTTTGTAGAGGAAAATTTTTCAAAATCAGGCTTTCCGCTGTCAACACAATCAGAATTTCCTTTATCAGATGACTCTACAGCCACAGATTTTCAAGACAATGATGCCGCAGTTGGTGACACAGCAGCCACAGATGCATTTGGTGTAGGTGTACAAACAGTGTATGACTGTATGGAACCTATTGGTAGTATAACCACTACAGATTTGGCTTTAACTGAGAGTCACGTAGGAGCTTAATAAATATACGATGCCAACAACAGTCCAATTCAGAAGAGGAACCACAGCACAGAATAATGCATTTACAGGAGCAGTGGGTGAGATCACTGTTGATACAACCGATGATAGATTAGTTGTGCATGATGGTACCAACGCAGGAGGCTCTAGAGCCGCACTTGCTTCAGAAACAATTTTCAAAGTGTCGGGAGACGACTCAGTGGGATTATACCTACAAGGCGGCACTGACGTGCTACAGATTTCAGGTGGTAACGGAATAAGCACTTCAACTGCATCCACTGGTGTGTTGACCATTGCTATGGATGGAGATATCACCACAGTGAATTCTATTTCTTCTGAAGATTCCACAGGTATTGTAATCAATGATAATCTAATAATAGCAGGCACAATTAAATCAGATGATTCAACTGCACTGCAAATAGATGAAGCAGTAAACATATCAGGCGCACTGTTTGCAAACGGAGCATTCAGCACCAACAGTACTGTCACATCAGGTGCAATTACATCGTCAAGCAGTATTACATCAGGCAGTTCGTTCATCATTGGATCAGCAGATATTAATGAAACTGATCTCGAAAAAATAGATGGCATCACAAACGGCACAGCGGCAGCTAATAAAGCACTTGTGGTAGATGGGTCAAAAGATATTGGCACACTTGGCACAATTACAGCGGCCACTGGCGACTTCCAAACTATAAAAATTAATGAAATATCTTCCGATGACTCAACTGGAATTCAGATTGCTGATGCAGTAAACATATCAGGAGCACTGTTTGCAAATGGTGCATTTACAACCAACAGCACAATTACATCAGGTACAATTACATCAGGTGCAATTACATCATCAGGCAGTGTCACATCAGGTGGTTCATTTATAATTGGATCAGCAGATATTAATGAAACTGATTTGGAAAAATTAGACGGCATCACAAATGGAACTGTGGCGGCATCAAAAGCAGTTGTTGCTGACTCTAACAAAGACATAGCAGGATTTAGAAATGTAACAGCAACAGGATCGTTCATTATTGGATCGGCTGATATGAATGAAACTGATCTTGAAAAAATAGATGGCATCACAAACGGCACAGCGGCAGCCAACAAAGCACTTGTAGCAGACGGTGATATCGACATAGACACAATTAGAAACTTAGGCATGACTGGCAACATTGAAGTTGGTGGCGATGCACAAATAGGCGGCAACTTGACAGTGTCAGGTACCACAACATCAGTGAACACAACAAGTTTGGAAGTTGCAGATGCACTTATAGAATTAAACAAAACTAACTCCGGCGGTGCGGATGTTGATGCTGGTATATTCATTCAACGTGGATCAGCAGGAAACGCCGCAGTGTTTTACTGGAACGAAGGCGATGATAAATTCAAAGCAGTATTATCAGACTCTGTTGCAACAGCAACATCAGTAACAGATAGTTCACAGGCCACAATAGTTGCAAGTCTTGAAGGCACTAGTGTAACCGGTACTACTGTGATTGGTGGTACAACAACTATTAATGCGGCAACTATTACGAACAGTACAGGTGCTATTTCCTTCGACAATGAAAATTTAGTAACCACAGGTACAATTGGTGGTGGAACAATTACTGGTACAGCATTTACATTGACTTCAGGATTTACAGCCACACAATCAAGTGGTGATGTGACTGTGGCCAATTCAACTTCGGACAAAGATTTAATATTCACTGTGAATGATGGCGGGGCTGCCACTGAGGTGTTTAGATTAGATGGCGATGTATCAGCACTGAAGATTGCGGCAAGTAAACAACTACAACTAGGTGCCGCTGAAGAAAGTATATCAGGTGACGGCACAGACATTACTTTTGCAGTTGGGTCAGGTGGTGACATCAACATACCAGCAAGTATTGGTTTAACTTTTGGCGACGATGCAGAAAAAATTGAAGGTGATGGCACTGACTTAACCATAACTGGTAACAACATTAACCTATCACCAACAGCAGATGTAAACATACCCGCAAGTAAAGGATTGACCTTTGCAACAACAGAAAAAATAGAATCAGATGGTACTGACTTGACTATTACAGTTGGATCAGGTGGTGACATCAATATACCAGCAAGTATTGGTATAACTTTCGGTGATGACGGAGAAAAAATTGAAGGTGATGGCACTGACTTAACCATAACTGGAAATAATATTAACCTATCACCAACAGCAGACGTTAACATACCCGCAAGTAAAGGATTAACTTTTGCAACAGCAGAAAAAATTGAATCAGACGGCACTGACTTGAATATCACAGTAGGTGCAAATGGCGACATAAACATACCTGCCAATATTGGTTTGACTTTTGGCAATGATGGCGAGAAGATAGAAGGTGATGGTACAGACCTTACAATAGCAGGCAACAATATTAATTTGAGTGCCGCGGCCGCAGTTGTTGTACCAAGTGGAATACCAATTCAATTTGTTGATGCTAATGAAAAAATAGCATCTGACGGTACAGACTTAACCATTGACTCAGGTGCAAAAATTAATCTTTCAGCAACTACAGATGTACACCTTCCAACCAGTGTTGGTTTAGTATTTGGTGCTGGTGAGAAAATTGAAGGGGATGACACAAACTTAACAATCACATCAGGCGGTACTGTGATTGCCAGTTGTACCAGTTTGGTTACCACTGTGCTAGACGTAAACATAATTCAATCAACTGACTCTGCAGAAATATTGATAAATGAAGCATTGAGAGTCTCAGGTACAATAACTGGTACTGTGACACAGGCACAATATGCTGACTTGGCTGAGATATTTCCAACAGACGAGACCAATCTAGAACCAGGGGATGTTGTGCATTTTACCGGCAACAAAAAAGTTGGCAAGTGCAATGAAGATGCTCATGCATCTGTTGCAGGTGTTATATCCACAGAACCAGGCTTCCTTTTAAATGAAGGTGCAGTTGGTGTAAAACTAGCAATGACTGGACGTGTTCCTTGCAAAGTGACTGGCACAATCAATCCAGGAGACTTATTGGTATCTGCAGGCAACGGAAGAGCCAGAGCAGAAGCAAATCCATCTATTGGTACAGTGATAGGTAAAGCATTAGAGAGTAAAGATACTGCCGGCAATGATGTCATCGACATCATGATCACAATGATGTAATTAGACTATCAAGTCTAAAATAGTTTGCAATTTAGTTTTAATCTGTTTGTTTTGTAAAGTTTTTCTAACACCTTCATGCAGAGGCAGTGGCCATGCATTCATAGACACCCAAGCATATCCTGAGTGCTCTTGGTTCAGTCTGGGCGTAAATTCTTGATCTACTACACATACAAAGGTATGAAACTTGAATTTAGTGTCTTTGGATACAAATAATTCTAAAGGTATTGTTTTTAAGATTGTAGGCGCAAAGCCAACCTCTTCAACAATCTCTCTTTGGAGTCCTTGCCATGGAGTTTCAGTATCAATGGATTTCCCACCAACCATGCCCCATGTGCCTTTTTGTTTTGCTGAACGACTCAGAAACAAAAATCTTTTTGTAAGTTTGGCATAGAACAGACAGCCAGAACAAATTATTTCACTCATACAAGTATTTTATACTCTAAAATTCAATAGTCCAAGTGCCTGGTTCATAAAAACCTTCATATGATTTGACCCACATGCTGTTTTCAGGCAACCACTTGTATTGAATACCACTTGTTAGGTTAGTGACATAATGCACTTGATTGAAAGTGCTGTCACCTAGTGATGAAGAATCTAAATTGCCTCTAAGTAATTGCGTAGACCCATCATCGAAATCAGCATTAAAGTCTACAACAAAAATATTGCCGACTTTTTCTACGATGTCATTTGCATTTGCAATAAGGTTGCCCCAAGCACTTGGCCCTACATTAACAGTTGAGTCATCCTTTGCACTACCAATAGATTCCGTCAGCAAATATCTTGTGCCATTTGGTGCATTTACTGGATTAAAAGTTAATGGATTTATTACCGCATCAACAGCATTCATTGTGTTAGTTGGTACTGTGTCAACGTCAACAGTGAACAGCAGTGTTGTTTCGTCTTGTGGATCAATGGCCACTGTGCCAGTTACATTTACTATAATGTCATCGCCATTTATATTTGTCGCTGATTGTTGTAGTTTTACTTGAGATGCGCCTCCTAGTATTGTTTTTGAATACAGTGCTTCTAGTTTGTGCCAATTGATCTTTGTGCCATACTGTGATTGCGATTCAAATGCTTTGTTTTGTCGGTTGTCAGCATGAGTTGTGAGACCATTTCCCGCTTCTCCTAACAGTGTCATTCTATTGCCCAGTAACAGCACAGCATAATTGCCTGGAGTAGTTATTTGTCTTGACAGTGATTCGCCTAGCATCTCCTCTAGAGTATTTTCCCCACCATCATCAGCAAACATTGATGTAATGATATTTGTAATAACGCCTAACTTTTTAACCTTAGCAGGTGGTGATAACCATATCGGTGTTCTAAATGTTAATGTTGCAACATCAATGTCATCTGCTATACCTGATGGTATTGCTCTTGATGTGTAAAGAATATTAGTTATTTCTACAAAACTTAACGAAGTCCAATCCAAAAAATTGTCAGTGGTTTGTAATTCTAAAGAAGGATTGAACAATACTAGTATTTGTTCTAGTATTTGTAATTTTTGATCTGTATTAGTAGTAAAAATATCTGCGTTGAATGTTAATTCAAATGGTGTAGGCATAATTCTTTCGATGGTATGAGACTGGCCTGGTGCTCCTGTATAAGTTTGTGTTGCATCGTCAAATTCTCTTTCACGAATATTTGTTTTATCAATATGATAAGGATTCTGCATTCTATCTCTATCATATGCAAAATTTGTAATATAACAGGAAATTTGTGGTGCGGCTATTAAAGTATTTTCAGAGCCTTTCTTAATAATTTGTGCAACCTGTCTTGACATGTCTCCATACTTCACAGGTACCTGCAAAGTCTCACTGGCACCTTTAGAATTTTTTCCTGTGATATAGGAAAAATTAGACATCATTCTTATAAATTGTAAAATGTATCTTCTTACCTGCCCGTCATAAAAGTGGTCCATTAATTATCCGCCTGTGGTTTTAACAACTTGCTAAGTGCTACACGTTCAGGCGTAGTTGATGATCCGTCAGCAAGTGTAGTGGTGTTGTTGTTGTTGATAAAGCCAGTTTTCTGTGTGTTTCTGGTACTGCTCTGTGTCATTGTCTGTCTTACGTTATCTTCTATTTTCACAAATCTTTTCCCATCATATCTAAACAATCTATTTGGTGCATAATCAGTACGTAGTACAAACATTCCTACAACTGGATTGGCCGGAAATGTTGTAGCCGCTGTATAGGTTTCTCCATTGGCTGGAATCCCATCTCCTGTGAGATAACCTTCTAGATAGCCATTGGCTTGAGGTGTTTGATACACTTTGTCAACATTTATATGTCCTGTGTCTGTTAGTAAATCATCATCGTCTACTGTGACTAGTGCAACTTTTCCTTCTTCATCTGTAGGCATCACATGTAATTGTTTTGTGTTGTAGCCAGACTGAGGTGCATCTGATTCTGCTTGGTCGACCACTGCTGTGTTAATTTCTATATCTTTGTCTCTAGTTTTTTGTGATACATTTTCATCCTTGTCGCCAAGTATATCTCTAAACTCTTGTGCGTCTGTGATTCCTTTTACTCTTACCCTGTACAGATGTGGCCACCATGTTTTAGAATACCCTTCAGCTGATCTGGATACGTCTTCAACTACATAATATCTTTTCAATGCTTCTGTGTCTGTTTCATCTAGAGAATGATCATCTTTTAGATGTGGTAATTCAATTACATCACCAGACATAATTTTTCTTCCTAACGCTTCAACAATGTCTTTGATATGAAAGGTCATAAACAGTTGATCATTTTGTAAAAATAATCCAAACTGAGACAGATCAAAATCTATGTCAGACACATTGTAAATTACTCGAGTGTGATACACATCTGGCTCGTATTTGCGGTCTCTATTTTCCAAAAGCAACATGTCTTGAATTGCTAATTCGTTGAGTGAATCTCCAGAGCGTTGAGGCTGTGATGCGTCATTAAGTTCACCTTGATCAACTGGAGATACGTACTTGTGAATGTAGGCATCTGTGCCGCCAATCTGAAACATTTCAGAAATATTTCGATCTTGGAATGTGTAATCATTTCCTTTTTCGGGTTTGAATAGAGACAACCTAGGCATTATTCTTATTTATGGGCCTATAAATATCCCAATGCCAGATCCTATACGTCCATAAATAACATTATGCCAGACACAGCACTATCAGAAGCCACAGACAATCAAATAAACGCGGCAAAACAAGAAATATACGATTATGTCAAAGTAAGACTTGGCGATGGCATGATCGAAGTTGAACTTGATCCTAAACATTTGGAAAATGCCTTTATTACAGCAGTGGATAAATTCAGACAGAGATCAAGTAATTCTGTTGAAGAATCATATGGATTTCTAGATCTACAACCAGATCAAACCACCTATGTAATGCCAGCAGAAATAATGAATGTAAAAAAAATATACAGAAGAACTGTTGGTGGCGCTTCAGGATCAGAAGGTGGCACATCGTTTGATCCATTTGAATTAGCATATACTAACGTGTATCTTTTACAAACAGGAAGAATTGGCGGATTGGCCACATACGATATGTTTGCCGGATATCAAGAATTAGTGGCAAGAATGTTTGGCGGATTTATAAATTTTAAATATGATCAACCTACTAGACGACTTACAATTTTTAGAAGACAACGTCACAAAGAAACTGTTTTAATAGAACAATACAATTATCGTCCAGACTTTATATTATTAAGTGATGTATTTGCAAAACCATGGGTCAGAGAGTATACATTAGCAGTGTCCAAATATACACTAGGCGAAGCCAGATCTAAATTTTCTCAGATTGCAGGGCCACAAGGTGGCGGTACTTTGAATGGTGATGCTTTGAAAAATGAAGCAATAAACGAAATGACCAGACTAGAACAGGAAATTGGAAATTACTCAGAAGGTGGTACTCCACTTAGTTTCACAATTGGCTAGACTTTCTTTTTAAAATATTTTATACTAAGACATGCTTATAGGATTATGCGGCTTGATAGGCTCAGGCAAAGGCACTGTTGCGGACACTCTTGTTGAAAAACATAATTTCCAAAAAATTAGTTTTGCAGATAAACTGAAAGATGGTGTTGCTTCTGTGTTTAACTGGCCAAGAGACATGTTGGAAGGTGACACTGCAGAAGGTCGCAATTGGCGAGAACAGCCTGACGCTTTCTGGACAGAGGAACTTCAACAAGAAATAACACCAAGATATGTTTTACAAGTATTCGGTACTGAATGTATGAGACATGGTTTTTTTGATGGTATCTGGGTCAGCCTAGTCAAACAAAAAATTATGGACCATCCACAACAAAATTGGGTAATACCAGATGTCCGTTTTCCTAATGAAGTCAAAATGATCAAAACACTTAAAGGACACATGGTCACTGTAAAAAGAGGACAAGACCCGCAGTGGTTTACAGATTACAAGGACAAGAATATTGAACCTACTGACATTCATGCATCTGAATGGGCATGGGCAAACACTGATTTTGACATAACAATTTATAATAATTCAACTTTAGAAGATCTTCATAAGCAGGTTGAAATATCTATGAAACTTAAACTTATGCCGGCAATGTTGTTTTAGCGATCAGCAACCAGATCACCCTGACGCCATTTTTGTTTTTTTACATGTATGAGTCTGTTGCAATTTGCACACACAGTTTTAAGGTTTCCATTGCCATTGTTTGTCATATTGCCATCTATGTAATGTACATCCAATTGATATGGGTGCTGTGCTGTGAACCCACACATCTCACAATTTGATTTTTTTGTATAACCTGCACGTTGCCATGCCGGAGTAGTAATTGTTGATGTGGAGGATTTTCTTATACATGCATCACATTTTTTTCTGTAATAAACTTTATTGCTTCGACGGTAGTTGTAGGCAGCCGGCTTGCTATTACACTCTTGACACAAAGGTCTTGTTGATCCGTTTGAATAAAGCACGTACTTATTTATATGCACCTTTTTGGCACTCTTTATTTCTTTTAATAAATCAGTCCAATCGCTATAAATATTCGCAACAAGGAGTAAACGACAAATGGCTTTAATATCACCAGGAGTAGAGGTTACCGTAGTAGATGAATCATTCTATGTGCCAGGTATCCCAGGAGCAGTACCACTAGTAGTAGTGGCTACATCCCAAAACAAAACATCAGGCACAGGAACAGGCACAGCGACAGGTACGCTGAGCACAAATGCAGGTGAAATATTTTTAATATCTTCACAGAGAGAATTAACCCAAACATTTGGTAATCCAACATTCTACACGGATGCATCAGGAACACCAATACAAGGTTACGAATTAAATGAATACGGTCTCCAAGCCGCTTACTCCTTCTTGGGCATCGCAAACAGAGCATTCGTAATTAGAGCAAATATAGATACAGCAAGTTTAACAGGATCAGCAGATGCACCTGGTGGCACACCTAGCGATGGATTTTATTGGTTAGACCTTGCTTCAACATCTTTTGGAATTAAAGAGTGGGACGAAGCCACACAATCATTCACAGTGATCACACCAAAATATGTAACCAGCACAGACGATGTGACAGGCACAGCACCAAAAACAGATTTTGGATCAATTGGTGATTATGCTGTAGTGGCAACAAATCCATTCAACAGATTGTTTTACAAAACAAGATCAAACACATGGGTACAGGTTGGCTCTGCTTCTTCTGCGACTGCAGATGCATCTTGGGCAACAGCACACGCAACCGTTACAGGAACATTAACAAATCCAACAGTTACAAACGCTGACTCAGTAAGCATCAATGGCATAGTAATTGACACACTTGGTACCACTGTAACAACATTTGCAACAGCGATTAATAATTCAGCGTCGGGTGTAAGTGCCGCGGCAGTTGATGGCAAATTGGAAATATACGCTATTCCTTCAGCATCAGGTGATGACTCATCTACAACTGCTGTAGTGTCTTCAATTATCATCAGCGAAGTGGCTGGTACAGCATTTACTGATGTTGGAATCACACCAGGAAGATATTTTATTCCTAAAGTATTCATAGGACAACACACTGAAGATCACGGTTTTAGAACAAGCGACACATTCCCAAGACCTTCTGGGTCAGTTTGGATCCAACAGACAGAGCCAAACGGTGGCGCTGACTTTGCTGTGAAAAAATTCTCAGAGACTGCAGGAGCGTTTGAATCACAAGAAACACCTGTGTACAAAAATCATGAACAGGCAATTCAACAGTTAGACAGAATAGGTGGCGGTATCAATCTTACTGTTAACGACACATATGTTCAAGTAAACACTGGTGAATCAGAGTGGGACGATTCTACACAAGATTCCGGTGAATTAATTGACTATGTGGTCTTTAGAAGAGCCGCAGGAGTTGGTTCAGCAACTGCAATTACTTCAAGCAAAATAACAACAAAGACCGCGGCAGGCTTTTCAGATGGTGATACAATTAGAATGGCAGAAACTATTCTTGATACAGGCAACACATCAATCTCAGCAGGCAACCAGTTAGTAACAAAAACTGTAACTATCGGTGGTGAAGATGCAGATGACTTTGTCACAGCCATATCAGCCGCAGGTTTTACAAACATTAGTGCAAACTATGATGCAAGTTCAAAAAGAATTACTCTATCACACGCACTGGGTGGTCAAATTTACTTCTCAGATGTAAGTGGTACCGCAATGGCTGACTTAGGTTACAATACAACTTTTGCAAACACATACGGTGATAATTTAGATCTAGCTTCAGAGAAAATTGCGAACTTGTACATTGCACCAGCAGGCGATAAAGATGACTTTTCATCCACAGCAGATCAAACTGAGGCAAATAGAACATTTGCTTTTGTGGCATCACTTTGGACACCAGTATCAAACCGACCAGACAGTGGCACAGTGTACACAGCGATACAGTCATTGAATCAGCCTACAAAAGATCCAGCAGATTTACAAAATTGGTACAACACAACTGTTGACGAAGTAGACATTTTAATTCATAACGGCTCTGCCTGGACTGGATATCAAAATGTCACATCAGATGCTAGAGGATTTAATTTATCAGGCACAGACCCACTTGGTCCTATTATTTCGGCATCAGAGCCAACAACACAGTCCGACGGCACAGCACTTGTTGATGGAGATCTTTGGTTAGACACATCTGACTTAGAAAACTATCCAAGACTTTACAGATATGATTCATCACAAAATGATGGCGCACAGTTTGTGTTAATCGACAACGGTGACCAAACCTCACAGGATGGTATACTGTTTGCAGACTTTAGATTTCATTCAGATGGCACAAAAGATGTGGTCAACGAAGAAACTTTAATTACTGACTTACTGACATCAACATATCTAGACATTGATGCTCCAGAGCCAGCACTGTATCCAAAAGGCATGTTAGGATTTAACCTAAGACGTTCAGGTTACAATGTCTCAGCATTTAGAAATGAGTACTTTAATAGAACTAATTTCCCAAGCACAGTAACATATCCAACACTACCTACCGAAAAAGATGCATGGGTTACTGTTTCAGGATTAAAATTAGATGGTACACCATTTATGGGAAGAAAAGCACAGAGAAATATGATTGTGACAGCACTTAAGGCAACAGTTGAGTCTACTACTGCTCTAAGAGAAGAACAGCGTGAGTTCAATCTACTTGCGGCTCCAGGCTATCCAGAACTTATTTCTAACTTAGAAACTCTAAATGCAGACAGAAAAGACACTGCATTTGTTTTAGGTGATACTCCATTTAGATTGGCTCCAACATCAACTGAGATTACAAACTATGCAAACAACACAGCAGGCGCGGCTGATAACGGAGAAGATGGACTTGTAACTACTGATTCCTTTACAGGTGTGTACTATCCTCCGGGATTAACCACTGACCTTAACGGTGAATCTGTTGCTGTACCTTCATCACACATGATGATGAGAACTATTGCATTCAATGATCAGGTAGCGTTTCCATGGTTTGCACCAGCAGGTATTAGACGTGGTGCTATTGATAATGCATCATCAGTTGGTTTCATTAACGGAGAAGGCGAGTTTGAAACAACTGCTGTATCAGAAGGATTAAGAGATGCACTATACAGTGTACACATCAATCCAATTTCATTTGTTACAGGAGCAGGCTTAGTTGCATTTGGACAAAAAACAAGACAACTAACACCATCTGCACTAGACAGAATAAACGTTGCAAGACTTGTTGCATTTACAAGACTGCAATTAGATAAGATTGCAAGACCGTTTATATTTGAGCCAAATGATGCACTCACAAGAAATGAAATTAGACAAGCAATCGAATCATTCTTGTTAGAATTAACAGCACAAAGAGCACTATTCGACTTTGCTGTAGTATGTGATGAATCAAACAACACACCAGGAAGAATAGACAGGAATGAACTGTATGTAGACGTGGCTATTGAGCCTGTGAAAGCAGTAGAGTTTATATTCATTCCGATTAGACTTAAAAATACAGGAGAGATAGCTGCACTAGGCCTTTAAAGGTTTAAGTACAGCAAAAAATAATTGAATAGTAAATATTCATACTAGGAGAAACAAATGGCAGTATCAACACTATCAAAATTTACAGTACCACTAGCAAGTGATCAATCATCAGGCTCACAAGGCCTTTTAATGCCTAAACTACAATATAGGTTTAGAATTATCCTTGAAGGCTTTGGTATATCAACTCCTAGATCTGAACTTACTAAGCAGGTTGTAGATGTTACAAGACCAAATATTACTTTTGACCAAATTACACTTGATGCATATAACTCAAGAGTATACATGGCTGGTAAACACACATGGGATCCTATTACAATAAATGTAAGAGACGATGTGAACAACGAAGTTACAAAACTTGTTGGTGAACAATTACAGAAACAATTTGATTTCTTTGAACAGTCATCAGCGGCATCAGGACAAGACTACAAATTTACAGGTAGAATTGAAATGCTTGATGGTGGTAACGGAGCAAATACTCCTACTGTGCTAGAGACCTATGAACTATATGGTTGTTACTTAGACAACGTTCAGTATGGTACACTTGCTTATGCAACATCAGAGCCTGTGCAGATTACATTGTCAGTTAGATACGATAATGCAATCCAAACTCCTAGAGGAACAGGAATTGGTTCAGCAGTAGCAAGAACAATATCTACAGCGGCTACCGGCGGCGGAATTTAATACCACTTTTTTAAACGCCATAAATATTTAAAATGGCAAACTGGCGCTCTAATTTTCTAAAACAATTAGTTGGTGGCGACACCATGAAAGATTATCAACATGCGGCTAGACTGTATCTAGATGATTCTTTCAAACTGTCTCCAAAAAATAAATTTTTATATCATGTGGTGTTTAACATCAATCCAGCAGCCACTGGGTCAGCAGTGAGCGGTTCTGAAAAAATTGAATTGGGTATGATTGTAAAACGAACTGATTTGCCATCATACAATTTCAACGTTGAACAAAAAAATCAATACAACTTCAAAAATTATGTGCAAACAGGTATCACATATCAACCAGTCACTATAACTTTGCATGACGACATGGGCGATGTGGCCACAGCATTTTGGAAATCCTATTACCAACACTATATTGTAGACACTAATCTAGGTCAAACTGGATACATGATGGCTGGTTATGACAATGTCAGTCCACCACTGAGGTACGGGTTAGACACCGGCAACGATGCAAGATTTTTTAATTCTATATCTGTTTTCCAACTAAGCAGGGGACTGTTTACAGAATACAAAATGATGAATCCTATTGTTAACGATTGGTCAAATGGATCTATGGATCAAGCAGATGGACAAGGATTAAATGAACATAGATTTTCTATTTCTTATTCTGGAGTATTAATGCGTAACGGCGCAGTTGGCGGCGATCCGCAAGGATTTGCAACATTCCATTATGATAATTCACCTTCTCCAAATCAAACAGGAGGAGACGGTATATTTGGTGTGCTGGGTGGCATCACAAACACAGGGAGTCTACTACAATCTGGCAATTTTTTAGGTGCCGGGCTGAGTGCTATTAATACATATCAGAAGATAAAATCAGGCAAGGCTACTAGAGGTACTCGTGAAGAAATTATAGGCATTGCAAAAGATGCTGTTAAAGCCGGAACCAACAACTTAGGCGCAACATCTAAACCAGGAGTTTCTTTTCCGTTAAATTTAAAACAACAACGCACAACAAATACACAGATAGAAAAAAATGTGCAAGGCAAAGTCCTTGTAGGAAAAACAGCAAAAGGAAAAATTGCGTTGAATCCTAAACAGGCAGAAATATATCTCAATAAAAATTACAATGCAAAATTAAAGTTTACAAAAAATGTAAGTTATCGATTGGACGCAAGTATTGATATAAATGATGTTGACACTGAATGGGGCGCATTGCCTAATGCTGAACAAAATCAATATCTATCAAATGCAGGTAAAGTACTGTCAGGATTAATAAGAAATAATCAGTATGTTTACGAAGTCACTCCTGGCGAATACAACAAATTTGTAGAAGCACCATTACAGGAATCTTCTGCTACAGTTGTTAACAATAACGATGCTGAAACTGGTGCATCAACTGGCAGTGTAACATCATCATCAGGATACTCTTACTAATGGCATACGGACCAACAGCATCTTCAGGCAACGGTACAAACAACGGTACAAACAACAATGGTGCAACTGGCAAGTCACCGTTATCTAATCTGGGCGTAAAAAAAGCACAAGGCACACAGAGCATTGTTGAATTTTTAAGTGGATTGGAAGCAGACAGAACAGAATTAGATGGTGCACAATATGATGCCACAGTTGGATTCTTTTTAAGCAGAGATTACGATAGACAATCAGCAGAATCGATTGCATATGTCTTAATGAAACAAGCAAAAATAGACGGTGCGAATGTTTTTACTGTGTTAGACACTTTGAAAAAAACTGGGGCACCTGACCTATCGCAACTTGTTGCTGAAATCTTGAATGCATACAGATATAAAACTTCTGTGATAGGTTTCAAAAACGATAGAGATGCACAGGATCACGTATTTAGAAACATCATAGCGTAATGTCTAAATGGGCACAAGGATTATACCAACCCAAAAACCCGGAAAAGTATGCAGGCAAAAAAACCCCAAGATATAGATCATCATGGGAGTGGGCATTCATGCGTTTCTGTGATAACAACCCGGCGATAATGCAATGGGCATCTGAATCTATACAGATACCTTACAGAAATCCATTGACTGGTCGAAACACAATCTATGTCCCAGATTTTTTTCTAGTATACCAAGATAAAACAGGCGCCAGAAAAGGTGAGTTAATAGAAGTCAAACCAAACAATCAAGCCAAATTCGAATCAGTAGGAAAAAACAAACAAAATCAAGCTGCCTATGTGGTCAATAGAGCAAAATGGGAAGCGGCTAACAAATGGTGCAAAAATAAAGGCATTCGCTTTCGTGTGATCACCGAGTCTGATATCTTTAAATAGAACGTATGACAAAAAAACTTGAAGAAATTTTTAATTTAGAAAGCAATGCTGAAGACACTCCTGAAACATTGGCACAAAAAATTACTGAAGACCAATCTACCAAAGACGATTTAGAAGCAAATGAATTAATACAACAAAAATTAGGACTAGACAAAATAGATACGGCTTTGCCACAAGTTGATGGTTTAGCGGATGATGAAGAAATAGACAAATATTCTGAAGACTCTTATCAAGCGTACAAAGACTTGATGGATTTGGGCATGAATATAGAACCAAGATTTGCAGGTAGA